AAACTAAAGAACTTCATCATCTTCCTTTTTCCATAACTTTACGTCCTCGTAGGTCGCGAACGCTGTATAGGCAGTTAAGATTATCGAAATTAGTGCAACTCCGCCAATTATTAGCTGTTGTGAAACGCCTGTATCGCTCATAAAAGTTAGTCCGCCAAAGACAATCATTCCAACACTTAGCCCGAAGGATAAATAAATAAGCCTTCTACGGTGCTTCCAGCTAGGCATTTATGCGCTCGTCAATAAAGGCTTCAGGATCAAAGACGACGCCAAAGGTTACGGAGGTCACGCGTGGGCCGACGGTTAGGTGTAGGTGCGCTCCTCGACTTGCCGAGCCAGTATTCCCTACTTTGCCGATAGTCTGACCAATTTTGATACGAGTCTTGGGCTGTAGCGCTGGCTTTTCCTGTAAGTGGCAGTAGCCAATAAATACGGCCCTGCCGTTTATTGCATCCCAGCCAGACTGGACTAGAACCCATCCCAAAATACTCGACCACTTTACGACCTGCACCGTGCCTTCGGTTACGGCAGGAATACGCGAACCTTCTTTCGGTGCGTAGTCGAGTCCTCGATGCGCGGTTAGGCGATTCTGAGTTGCCCCAAAGCGTGAGGTAATAAGTTTTTTATTGAACGGATGCCGCCACGTCATCGCATTAGACCATAAATAGCCGCGATGAATCCAGCTATACCAGCGCCGAGGGCAGAGAAAACCAACTTCTCAATCCATTCGAAGCGAGCTAGTCGTTGTTCTACGCGGTTCATCCTGTTAGGCAGGTCTTTTAGGTTTTTTATGTCCGCGACAATTTCAATCTGAATCGCCTGAAGCTCTAAAAGTTTTTCGTAGATGTCTTTTTGCGTAATGCGAACGCTGTTTGTTTCTTCTGCCATTGTTCTATTTTACTTAAAGCAAGTATCTAACGATTACTAAACCAGATCCACCATTACCGGCAGATCCACCGTTGCCACCACCACCGCCACCGCCGGTATTAGCAGTTCCAGCAACTCCAAAATTACCACCACCACCGAGGCCGCCAGAACCGCCGAGAGTGTAGAGGCCCGATATTTTGCCACCACCACCACCTCCGGCGTAGTAGCGTTGCCCTCCGCTGGATACGCCTGTAGAAGTAGCATCGCCCCAAGTTGTATAGGCAGTTGTTCCAACGCCTCCGTTACCACCGGCAGGATGATTACCAAGGAATACGTTGGTATAGCCATCTTGTCCAGCCCCACCCATTCCGCCACCTCCACCTGGGCCTTTATCGTCGTTCCCAGTCCAAGGGCTGCTACCACCGCTAAATCCTTGGGAACCGCCACCGCCATTTCCGGTCAGCCCACCAGCGGCAATAGCTCCACCACCACCAGAACCACCAGAATTACCATTCATTTCGTCGGGTTGTGCGCTAGACGAACCACCACCAGCACCGCCACCCTGACCAACTGGAAGCAAACCTAAACCACTATCAGATCCGTTAGTTCCTTTTAGTTGTGTTGTAGTTCCGCCAGCTCCAACCGTAACGGCAAAAGTTCCTTCACGAACGAAAACGCTAGTAAGTGAAATACCTCCGGCTCCACCACCACCGCCACCGATTCCTCGCCCGCCTCCCGCACCCGCACCTAAGGCAAGAACTTCAATGTCGCCGGCTTGCTGGACTACAAAATTATCTGAAGCTGTAAAGGTGTGATAGCGATAAGCGCCAGCGTCCGTAATAGTGCCGCCAGTCGCTCTTACCTGATTATTGCTACCAGCGATAACCACTAGCGGGAGCATTAGGTAACAATCCTGCCAATTACTCGATATTGCTGAGAGCCAGTTTTGATTACGCTTGCTGCCGTATAGCGAACGTTCATTATGTAGCCCACCCCAGTCCCGGCAGTCCCGGAACCAGCCCAGGACGTGATTCCGGTTCCCGCTGCTATTGTCACGGTTCCAGCGCCATCGCGAATAATGTCAATTCGGTCGCCAACGTTAGCAAGAACGTCGGGAACGGTAATAGTGACGTTAGAAGAAGCCGTAATGTTTAGGGCTGTATTGGCATCAGCCGCGACCGCTGTATAAGCGGCAGATTTTCCGCTAACGGTTGTGCTTATGTATTCGCCCTTCATTATTCCAAAAGCGGCAAAGGCCGTTCCACCAGCGGATACGTAAGGCTGTCCAGCGGTTCCGCCTGAAATTGGAACTAGAAGATCTGCCCAGGCGCTTCCGTTGTAATACTGGTATTTATTGCCGTCCTCTAGCCAGGTCAGCATACCTTCGGTTGGAACTGGTATAGCTGTCGAGCGAACTGAGTTGGATGCAAAGACCATAACGGTTTGATCCTGCAAAAAGTTTTGGACGTCGTTGGCCGCGATTATTGTGCCAGGAGTCCACGCTTTATAGCCGCTCATAATTTCCTAAATTGTTATCTGGACGATGTCCCAGGTTTGATTTTCTTCATTCCACTCATACATTACGCCGTCTTCTTCTGGCTTAGAAATAGGCGCTTCCCAACGGCAGGTTTCTTCGTCGAGTATCCAGCTTGGGTATGGCTTAGGAGGAATAAAGGCATCGCGAACATCGTCGTAAGTAAATCCAATTCCAGCGTAATTTTTTCTAAATGCTACTCCGCCTGTTTTGTGTTGTCCCCCATAAGTGTTATATGAAGTTCGAAGGCATCTTTGACCTGCAACTTGTGAATAGTAAGCTTCCCAGTCAGTAATTCCGTCTACAATTTCAGACTCATCGCGCCCAACGATTACCTGGGTAACGATGTTATTTTCATCTAAGAACGCGTAGTGTGCCATTTATTTCCTCTTGTCTATTTTAGGCGAAACTTATTGTTCCAGTTCCAGCGGTAAAAGTCGTTATTTTATTGCTTCCGCTGGTTGTCGTAGAGGCTGTTAGACCTGCGCCCACCGTAATTGTGTAGGTGTTTGGATAACGAAGAATTACTACACCAGAACCACCAGCGCCTCCGACTCCACCGGCGTTAGAACCACCGCCACCACCGCCACCAGTATTGGCACTTCCATTAGCACCGTTCTCACCACCATCGGCTCCACCATTACCACCACCACCAGAACCACCAGTTCCAGCGACACCGGCATTTCCAGAACCACCGCCGCCACCGCCACCCCTAGTTACGGCCGTGCCAGTTATAGAAGAACTAACCCCATTACCACCGTTTGAACCACCCGAAGTATTACTTTGACCAGCTTGGCCAGCACCTCCACCACCACCGCCAGAGCCGTCAGTAGTGTAATTTGTTCCTGCACCACCATTGTATCCCTGATTGGCGGTTCCTGTTCCTCCCGGTGAGGTTCTACGACCTGCTCCACCACCAGATCCACCATTACCTCCGGTCTGGTCATATCTAGCACCCCCACCACCACCGCTAGAGGTAATTGTTGAAAAAACAGAGTTAGATCCCCCGCCGCCTCTTATATCTTGGCCACCTGCACCACCAGCTCCTACGGTTACGGTGTAATTTGTTCCCGTGCTAAAAGTAAAAGATGCTTCTGCACTAGATCCACCACCAGAGTTTTCGCCTGAAACGTTGCAGCGATAACCACCAGCACCACCGCCACCGCCAAGCTCAGAAGAACCACCGCCACCAGCTATAACTAGATATTCTAGAGTAACTGGCGGAGGAGTGTAAACCATACCAGCACTAATAACGTTGTATTTGGTAAATGTTTTTATGGTAGACCGTGCTACCGATTGAACGGCCATTAGCTAACCTCTAAACCGTAAAGACTGGCCGTAACCGAGCTTCCCGCCGTCCTAACTGTCAATACATCCGAAGCGTCTAAAGTCAAACCTAAAGTTAGAGTCGTTGAATCATTACCACTTAGCGCTACGTCATAGGCCAAGTAATGTAAGTCTGCAATAGCTGTTCCGTTAGGTCTAATTGCAATCCTGTAAGTCGTAGAGGCAGTTCCGCGATTAGCCATAACCAAAGTTGAAACTATGGTTTCAGTTGCCGAAGGAACTGTATAAAGGTTTGTATCGGTATTCGCTGAAAGTGCAGCCTGTCCAAGAACTCTATAAGCGTTAGCCATTATGCTCCCATAAGTAAAAATGAAGGTATTGAATCTGAAGGCACAGTTAAGTTTACCCAAGTAACGCCAGCGGTTCCGTTAGATTGTAAATATTGTCCGGCCGTGCCTGAAGCTAGTGGCGAAACCTGAGTAGCGACGATTGTAATGGCGGAGCCAACGGCTGAATAATTTACGTTTAGAGTGACGTCACCAGAAGCGCCGCCGCCAGTAAGTCCTGTTCCCGCCGTGACGGCCGTGATATCACCTACCGCGAAGCCCTGCCAGGTTGAACCATTGTAAACTTCAACCGCATTAGTATCCTGAAGATAAGAAACCATACCTTCCGCTACGGCCGTTCCTAAAGCTGAACCGCGAGCGCCGCTATTGGCGTATACCTGAACGACTTGATCCTGTAAGTAGTTTTGAAACTCATCGGCATTTACTAGGTCGAAGTTTTGCCATTGTTTCCAGCCAGCCACGATTCTCCTAATAACCTAAAATGTTGCCTTCAGTAAGTCTACCGAATACTTGGTCGGATAGCCTGAAGAAGCCGTAAGAAGTGCTTGCCAACTTCAGAACTACCCTATGCGAAGTAGGCGTAGCCCTTTGTCCAATTCCTATTATTTCCGCGTATTTATTTATAGCAGGAGGCACGTTATTCGGCGTGAACTTTACTTGCACGTAGTCGTTTATTTCAAGGTCGAGGATTTGAGTTTGCTGAGTCTGAGTTAGCTCAGTTAGCTCAATTTCGACCTGCTCAAAGCGGTATTCTGGCTCGCCAAACTTAGTTACCAAATAATCTGCTAAGTCGCCGGCGCTTGTATCGTTATCTAGCGGTAGCCCTGAGAGTGTGTAATTTAGGATTTCATAGGTATCCTGGCTATCGAGGTTGTTAGCCGTTGCCGTGCCACCGTTTAGGCGCTCAATTACGATCTGGTTGTATAGGAACTCGGAGCCGTAGATAACTGAAATGGCTTGATAGGGGATTCCTGTTCCGTCGTCCGCAAAAAGAACCGGCGTTCCGGCGGTCGAGCCTTCTCTATCTTTGTAAACGAAAAAGCCCTGTTTATTTATGAAGTAAACGCCTGGCTCGCTGTTTACGATTTTCTCTATGTAGGCGATGGCATCCTGGTTCGCGGGGATTACGTCTGCCTGTAGGTATTGCTTACCAGTTTCGGCTATAACGCGGTCGGCTGGCCACTCCACGCCTGGATCTGCTAGAACGTCTATTATTCTTTCGCCGGTGTATTGAGCTGTAGCCGTGCCTCCGGTCAAGGTCTGGTTAGCTAGATTAGCTAGGGCATCTGAGGCGACCAAAGAAGAAACTGAGTTGCCTTCTGGCGCATAGGAAATATCCCAGTCGTCCGCGACACCTTCATACTGAATTATGTCGTTCGAAGTTACCCTAACGGAACGCTTAGGAATAATCTGAGTGTAATAAGGCGATGCCTCGTAAAGCGGGTCGAACCAGCGATTATTATTGTCAAGTCTTACCGTGGCACGTCCAGCGGGGAATCTATCTAATTGCCTAGACTTACCGCGGCTTATGTCGTATTCAAGAACGAACGGCGTTACGTCGTAATAGAGCGCTCCGCCGAGGATGGTTTGCGGAGCATCGAGGATTCCATAGAAGGCATCGTCTAGCTTGGCAAATTGAGCGTTAGGGTTTCCTGATAGGTCAAAACCAATTTCGACTTTATTTTCGGCCACTATGCCCTCGCAAAGACTCGGCCAGAACTACGCTCAAACTTTAGGATTTCGTCTACGATCTGGCGACCAATCTGCGAGCCATCAGCGCCCATACCCGCATTTACGTTTATGTTGTAGGTGTTATTTGTAGTTCCCATATTGCCTAGACGATCTAATGGAATTACGGCTTCTGGTCTGCCCGCTTCGGCGATGTTAGCCAGGACTCCGCCAGGCTGAGGCATTACGATACCGCCTTCAGCTAAGCGTGGGATGCTGATACGTGCAACGCGTGGCAGGTTTAGCGAGAATGATTGCCCGCCGAACATTGGTATCCAGCTAGGGATATCTACCTTGATTGTGTTTAGCGCTCCGATTACGGAGTTCACTCCATCGACTACACCGTTTACCAAGCCCTGTATAAAGCCAAGGATGCCGTTTATAGTGCTTTTTACGAAGCCGCTGATATCACGCCATACCGACTTAAATCCTTCGGCAAAAGGCGTTAGAAACGCGCTAAGGCTTGATAGCCCAGACTGTAGAACGTTTATACCGTTCTCTACAATGGCCGCGAATACCGCCGTAGCAAACTCTAGAGCTGGGATTAGAAGCGTATTTATTAGGTCAATTAGCGGCGGCAGGATTGTTAGGAGTAGTGGCGTTATAGCCTCGACCACGCTGATAATGGCTGGCGCTAAAGGAACGAATACGTCAAGAAGTAGCTGGGTAATAACTGGTAGCAGCGTCCTAAGTAGTTGAACGAACGCCGGAAGTAAAGCATCTATCAAGGGCATAAAGCCCTCTACTATTTCCAAGATTGCGGGAGCTAACGGCGTAATCAAGTCCTCTAAGAATGTAGCCAAGACTGGCAAAATAGCGGCGATGATAGGCAGGATGGCGTTCAAGATTGAAACGAATATTGGTAGGAGCTGAATAGCCAGCCGAGCTACGACAACGATAATGTCCGTAAACACGGATAGAAGCGGCATAAATCCCTTTATTAGATCAGGGATAATCTTGCCCACTTCGTCAAATACGGGAATAAGGGCCGTAAATATCTCAGCCAACATAGGAGCTATTGACTCGATAAGCGGAAGAAGCGAAAGACTTAGTTGCTCAAACACCGGCAGAAGGGCAGCGCCAACGGTTTCTTTTACGTTGTCGAAGGCTAGAGCCATTTTCTCCGAAGCTGTAGCTGTTGCCTCGGCAGTTCCGCCGACTCTAGTTTCTACGGCAGCCAGGATTAGATTTTGAGCCTCTAGTGCATTACCAGATTCGACTAGGGCTTTTACTTTTTCTTTTTCGGCATCGGTAAAAACCACGCCCATACGAGCTAAACCAGCTAAGCCTTTTGTCGGATCCTCTAAAGCCCTGGCAAGTTTGACCGCATTACCCTCGGCGGTTCCAAAACCTGCCGCGGCTAAATCTAAAGATGCCCTAGTTGTTCTATCAAAAGCTCCGCCAGCTTCATCGGCACTTGCGGCTAATCCCTTGAAGGCTAAAAGTTTTGCCTGAGTTGCCTTTATTACTTCGGCATCCGTGCCTAGATTTAGCTCATTAGCTTCGGCATAAGCCCTCAGTCTGTCTGTAACGGCCTGAGTTTCAGCACCGAAAATACCCATCGACGAGGCAATTTGGTCTAGACGCTGGTTAGCAACCTGCACGCCTTCGGCAGCCGCTAAAGATTCCTTAGCAAAGTTTGTTATAGCCGCAACGGAAAAGGTAGCGGCAATAAGCCCGCCAAGTTTGCCTAAAGTTTTACCAAGTCCGCCAAAAGCGCCCTGGGCTTCTTTTACGCCCTTGTCTTGAAACTTAGAAACTATGGGGAGGTTTATAGCCATTAGTCGAGCATCCTCTCTAGGTCTTTGAATGTGTCGTTTAGGATCTCAGTTGCAATTCTTACAACGTCAGGTCTAATAAAGCGGAATTGCTTATAAGCAAAGCGTCCGCCTTTGCCCTTCATCGGGTAGCGTGCGTTTAGTTGCTCAATAAGAGCGCGACCGCTTCCGGTGTAGCCAGTAGATCTAGAACCTGCTAATTCGGCGATATAGAAGCCTCGCTTTTTACCAGCATCTATACGAATGGAAATAAGGTTTTTAGCGCCGCTTCGACCTTTACCTGGCGTATAGGAAACTTTGCCCTTAGGGGCCGCATAGGCGGTATCGCCATTATGAGCGAATCCGGATAGTGGAGCTTCTTGCGGCACGGCGCTCGCTATTTGCTGAGCGAGCGGAACTAGCGGGCCTTTTAGGTTTGTTCTTAGGCTTGCCGACGTTTCAGGGTCTACCATCTTCAACACTTTTAGAACTTTGCGAAGTTCTGTAGCGTCTACTTCTTCTATGCCTATCACGCGGTAGCTCCTAACGCTTCAATTCTACCGCCGGCGTTGTTTCTTATTTAGTGACTCTAAATACCGGCCCATAGTCCAAAGCATCCTCGGAGAAAGCTCCGTTAGCTCGCGTGGGCTGATTTTGTATTCATAGGCTAGGTGAGCGAGTAGCCAATGATAGGAGCTATCGCCTAGCCCAACTATTTTTTTACTTCTTCAGCCTCTACACCGATAACGGTTTCTACCCAAGCTTCGAACTCTAGGGCTGTTGCTTTTGTTCTTTTCTCAGAGTGCCACGCCAAGAATAGGAGGTGCGTTAGTTTCACTTCTTTTTCAAGGCGTGCCACGCTGAGGTCGAACTTAGCTTCGAAGGCAACTAGATCTGCCGCGGTAGCGCTAATCGTTTTCTTATTGCCGTCGCTGAAGGTTGTTAGTAGGTTGATTTGCATTTAGTTTTCCTTATGCGGTTGCGCGAGTCACCGAGCCAGAAGCCAGAGGCCAGGACACGCTAAGCGTGGCGAGGTCGCCGACGGATGAAGCGTATGGCTGGTATTCCGTAACCAAGAACACGCCAGTATATGACGGATTCGTTGCGGTGATTGTTCCGCTGGTTGGCTTGATAACTACGGTTGCATTGGTTCCGAGTAGCGGCCATAGGGTCGCGTCTACGGAAGCAGCACCGAAGTCCTGGTGGAAGTCGAGGGTAATGCTTGCGTCTTTTAGTCCGCCAACCCTGCTTCTAAAAGTTGAACCGAAAGCGGTTGTTTCCTGCTCCTCGGCGGTGATGTCAAGGGTAACGGCTGCCAAGTCATTACTAAAATTAGCGCCGTTGATTGTTACGTTGTAGTCAGTCGCTACGAACTTGGCCACGGTTTTCTCCTTATTTATTCTGCATAAACGGTCACGGCGAAGTTCGCCGCGAGGTATGTTGCCTCTCCCAATAATACCGCACTAACGCCAGTCAGTTCGGTAACGCGTGTATCGAAAACGATACCGCCGAGAGTCTTATCCCCTTCAATAGCCAGCTTTACGGACTGGCTTCCAGAGGTCGAAGTAAACGCATCTAAGCGATCTTGCGCTTGGCGTTCCGATACTCGACCGACAATAACGGAAACTACGTAAGTGTAGGTAGTAAGTCCTTTTGCAAAAGCTCCATCGAAGGCAACGTTATTTACTTGAACGATGGCTTGAGGAGGTGCTGGGTTATCGGGAATGACCGAAGCCGTGCGAAGTCCTGTAATGGTTGCAAGTCTGGTGGCCAACCCATCGCGAATCTGGCTAACGGTTACGGCTGCCATTACGCGGCACTTACCTTCTTGAACGGCATAATCAGCGCGTCTACGTCAGGATCTATACGACCAACTCGGATAGCTCCGATGTCGCCGAATCCTGCAACGCCTAGAGGAGAGTCGTAGCGCTTGAAAAGCCTCATACCTAAAAGAATGGTTGCTTGCTTTATGTCGATAGGCACGGAACTCCATCCCCAAACTCCGGTAACTTGCACGGTTGCTTCGTTGCTGTTCGTGGTGTTAGTCGTCCAAACTGGGAATAGGTAATCGCCAATAGCCTTTATGTCGGTAAATGGAGAATAGCTACCGCCAACTCGTCCATTTAGAGGAGCAAGTTCGTAGTCGGCAGAAGTCCAAGTTACGTCGTAGTTCTGGTCAGCGGCAGAAGAAGTCTTTAGAGTAGTCAGGCTTACTAGGTCGTCAATTTCAACCGCGTAAGGATCCGTAGGTAGATAAACGCGAACGGCACTTCCAGCGTTATAGAAGATGCGGTCGCAAGCGCGGTCAATCTGTCGGCTAGCAGCCTCTACGCAAATCTCTAGTAGAGAATCATCTACCGAATCTGTAATACGAGCCGCGGCCTTGATTTCCTGTAATGAGCAATATCCGTTAGTAATGGCCATAGGTCTAGTCTACCGCCATCTCCTCTATTAGCTTTTCGATAGTAGGAGGGTAGCGATAATCGGCATAGTTCCAGAGTTTTTTATTTATGTCGGGAAAGAACGTAGTCAGGGTTCGATTTACCGGCTCGGCGATGGTCGGGATTACCTCGATGTCGGTTCTGCCTAGCCGCTCAGTTATGAGCTTGATTAGCTCATATTTACTTACCTGATTGGCTGGAATGACGTGCTGAATAAAGTTGTGGTAGGTATCTTTTTTTATTATTCCGCGAACTATCTTGGCGAACGCGTCCGTTGTTATGCCGTTCCAATGGTGATTTATGTAGCCCTTTATAGTTGCGCCTTCAGGCTGGTTCTTTACCCACTCAAATAAAGACTTTTTAGCGGTCAGTTCGGAGCCAATTATTGAGCATCTAAGTCGCATCGCGGCGATTCCCTCGCCCATTATCTTCGTCATACCGTAGCCATCCCTAGCATCCCGAAGGCTTAGTTCGTTGTAGCTGCCGGTGTAACCGCTGTAGGCGCAATCAGTAGCTATTTGAATAATGCGGGCTTTAGTGTTGTGAGCAAGCCAGCTAGGAAAATCAGCGTTTATTCTTTTCATTTCGTCCGCATCTTTACCTTTTTGCGGTATTGCTCCAATGCAATTTACAATCCAGTCGTCGCTACTGAGCAAGTATTTATCTAGCGAATCGAAGGCGTTGTATTCCTGGCGGGTAGGCGCTATTAGCTCTAAGTCGCTGAGGGTTTTGGCTACTCGATGTCCGAGCATCCCAGAAGCGCCTAAAACTAAAATCCTCATAGAAGTCCAAGGCTTCTAGCCAAATCGTGAACCTGAGCCGTGCCAGCAGTTTTTACGGTGGCGTTTTGTTGCTCTCCGCTCATCGTGATTCGGTCACGCCCAGAGTCAAATAAAGCGCGTTCCGTGTTAGATCTAAAAGGCTTGGCTAGTGACTTATGAACCATATGCACGGCCATAGCCCAGTCTGGGAATTGGAACTCAGGGTTGAACCCTCCGGCTTGCTCGTAAAGTTCTTTGGTCATAGGCTCAGCGCCGACCATCGTGAACCGGTGAGGCATTATGTTCGCATCCCACTCGCTTCGCCATATGTGTCCGGTTTGCCGAACAATCAAAGAATCTAATATCAGGTTGCAGCCCTCGGCTTCTGCCTGATCTATGGAATCCAGCGCCCCAGGTAAGAACTCATCGTCAGCGTTGCAAAAAGCAAGCCAGCGCGAAGTAGCTTGTCGGCAAGCGTAATCCCATAGTCGGTAATCCTCGACGTGCAGATAGCCAGATTTGAACGGAATGTCGGTATCTACTAATTCCTTTAGGTGTCTGTTTTTCCAGTCCGTTATCAAGACAATTTCATCCGGCAAGCGATTCAATCGGTGAACGGCCTCTAGCCAGCGAGGTAAAAACTCTCCGTAGCCAGTTCCCCAAATAGCCAGCGGGAGGCTAATCGTTGTTTTCAAATTGCTTCTTCCAGAATGGTAGCCAATAGTTATTCCAAACCGTTTCAACGTCGAACTGTTTAGCGAACTCAATAGAAGATTCCGATACTCCTCGCGGTGCATCCTGAGCTTCTTTTAGAGCTTCGTAAATTGACTGGACGAATGGGATTGAAAAGAAGGATTGCTGGGCTTCATCCCAGAAGGGTTGCCCACCGACTAACCAAGAGTCAGAACCAGCTAAATCTTG